CTGAAAAAGGCGCTCGCCCCAGCGCTGGAGCGTCTGAAGCAAAACACGCCCGAGGGACCGACCGGCAACCTCAAGCGTGCGGCATCGGTGAAAATCGTGCGGTACTCGAAAGACGGCAACGCGGTTGGGCTGCTCGGCTACAAGCGTGCGGGGAATGGTGCGAGCGAGTCGGCTCAGGGCGGTCGAGTCCGTAAAGGATCTGACCGTGCGTTCCACCAGTTCTGGCTAGAGCAAGGCACGAAAGACACCGTCATCGACAAGCTGTCGAACACGCCGTATGCCCGCAAGTCGCACACCAGACGCAGCCGCAGCGGCAGCGTCACGACGGTGCGGGCTCACCAAGTGAGCGGCCAGAACGCCTACTACGCCTCGTCGTTCAACAAGTTGGGGCCGTTCAAGCTCAAGCCGACACCGCGACCGCCGCGAGGCGAGGAAAGGCAGCGGGTCGAGACGCAGCCTGGGTATCCACAAGCGTTCTTCAAGCGGTCGTCGCAGCCGATCACGATCAAGGGTCTGCGGGCTGGCGGCATCCTCGGCCAGCCGCCGCTGAAGACGACGTGGGATCAGACCTCGACCACGGTCGCCGAGATCCTCCAGCGTGAGTTGCGGATCTCGCTAGAGCGTGCCCTGAGCACGCTGACGAGATCGGCTACTGGAACGCTCTGATAGCGCCGATGTTTCATCGTTTGGTAACTGCAAGGGTGGGGGTGTGACTCCATAGGTTCGGGATAGGCGAAGGCCGATCCCGAACATGGCATTCAAGTCACCCGAAAAAGCCGTCGCGGACGCGCTCGTCTCTGACCCGGACGTGGCCGCGATCCTCGGTGACCGGATTCACCCGGTGGTCGCTCCTGCCACGGAGACCCTCCCGCTCGCGACGTGGCGGCGTCAGGCGGTCACCCGTGAGACGACGCTCGGCAACACCCGTGGCGGGCTCCCGGTCGTGACGCTCGCCCTAGAGCTCTACGCAGAGACCTACCAAGAGGTCCGAGAACTGGCTGACGCCTGCCGGTCGAAACTGGATGGGTGGGGGAATGCGGTGTCATCATCAGTATCGGTGCGACACGTCGCGCTCCAGAACGAGCAAGACGGGTTCGTGCAGTTGGCGGGTGGCGACCTGCCTCCGGTGTTTTCAGTCACGCAAACGTACACGATCCTCTGGCAGGAGACCTGATCCGTGAGCAACCCCTCGACTCCCCATGACGGCGCCGGAACGGTCCTCAACCTGTTCGGCACCGTGTACACGGTCACGAACATCGTGATCTCGAACACGAACCCCGGCGCTGCCGCTGAGGCGACCGTGGACGTGGGGCATCTCGGCCAGACGACCGGCGAGACGCTCGCGACGCTGAGCCGTCCGCTCGTGATTCCGGCCGACGATGGCGGCACGGGTCGCTCGGTCACGTTCGACTACCTCGGCAAGACGATCATCCTCGACGCCTCGACGGGCACGATCACGATCACGACCGGCGGCACCACGCTGATCAACGGCAAGGCCGCCACCGTGTCGTCGAGCACGCTGACGCTCGCGACGAACGACGCGATCCGTGGTCAGGCGACGATCACCGTGGCTCGCTGACCGTGACGGAGGTCCGTCATGGCTACGCGAGTCTCGGGAGTTGCTGTCACGTGGGGTGGCACCGCCGTTCAGCAGGTCAGTAGCGTCACGCTCGATCTCGTCCGCGATATGCCTGCCGCTCGCACGGCACGGTGGACCCTCGACCTGGGCGAGGTCACTCTGCCTGCGTTCACCCGCACGGCTGTCCCCGAGAGCCAGTACGGCGTGCGGGCTCGTCTGACCGTGACCGCACAGGACGACCAAGGCACCGCCACATCGAGCACGTTCACGGTGTTCGACGCTGATTGCGTCTACCTCGGTGCCGAGGTCCGTGGCGAGCTCAACGGCGTCTGGCAATTTGACCACCGTTTCAAAGTGATGGATACGGTCGGCGTGACCGCTACGTATCCATCGTGAGGTGAGTGACACATGGCGACACTGACGGCAGAGCAGATTCTCGCATCGAACGACGCCGGTCTCATGGGACCGATCACCGTGCCCGAGTGGGGCGGCGACGTGTACGTTCGCGTGATGAGCGTCGGAGAGCGTGACTCCTATGAGCGGTTGTGGATTGGCAAGAAAGAGACGGGCATCGAGAACTTCCGCTCAGAGTACCTCGCCCGCTGCCTGTGCAACGAGAAGGGCGAACTCCTGTTCACCCGCGCCCAGGTCGTCGCACTCGCGAGCCGCAGCGGTGCGGTCGTCGGTCGGCTCTTCGACTCGGCGCTGAAGCACAACAACATGACGGAGGCCGATGTCGAGCAGCTCGCAAAAAACTGAACGCCTCGCCATCGCGTCGGTTCCTCTTCGCGCTGGCGGGGCATCTGCGGATGACCGTTCGCGAATTGTGCGAGCGGATGGATTCGCGGGAGTTGAGCGAGTGGATGGCATACACGAGGTACTTCGTTCCGCTATCCGACCCGTGGCTCCAGACAGGACTGCTCGCCTCGATCGCGATGGCACCGTACACGGACCCGAAGAGAGGCAAGCCGCCGACGGCTGAGGACTTCATACCGAAGGCTCGACCACCGCAGCACGAGTCGCAGGACCGCGAGGCGATCCTTCGGCTACGGCGTGAGATGGGGATTGTGGACTAATGGCGAACATCCTCGGACTCGCGCTGAAGATCTCAGCGGACTCGACGCAACTGAAGCTCACGCCCGCAGAGCGTGCTCTCCAGACGCTCGGTGCCGAAGCGGCGAAGCTCACCGGCGTCTTCGAGCAGTTCACGGGCGAGAGCACAGCGGCAGCGGCGGCACAGCAGAAGTTCGCCACCGACCTCGCGTTCCTAAACTCGGCATTGAAGACCGGGCAGATCACCGCCCAGCAGTACGCCGAAGAGTTCGCGAACCTCGCCCAGGCGTCGGAGCAGGAAGCCGCCGCGCTCCGCGAGGCGGCCCGAATCACCGAGTCGGTGCGGACTCCGTTCGAGCGTTTCCAGCGGACGGCGGGCGAGCTCGCCGTCCAGCTCGAAGCGGGACGCATCTCGCAGGAGACGTACAACCGGGCGGTCGAGCAGGCGTCGCGTGGGCTGACTGACGCGGAGCGTGCGTCGGCCGGACTCGCGGCCCGCACCGCTCAGATCGCCGACGCTGGCGGGCAGGCACAACTCCAGTTCAACGAGCTCTCTGGCATCTTCTCGATTCTGCCCGGCCCGCTCGGAAACATCGCTGGCCGAATCTCGGGTATCACGTCAGCGAGCGAGGGGCTGTCCCGCGTGTTCGCTGGCGGTCTGTCGCAGGGCGTCTCGGCGATCGGTGCGTCTGTCGCTGCGCTAGCGAATCCCTTTACGATTGCGGCGGCTGGGATCGTTGCAACAGGGGTGGCAGCACAGCAGGTTGTCGCAGGTCTGCTTCGCCTGGAGGACCGCGTCGAGAATCTTGGGAACACGGCCGACAAGCTTGGGCTGTCGTTCGAGTTCATCCAGACGCTCGAAGAATCTGCGAATCGCAGCGGCACAAGCATCGACGCAGTGAGCGCGGCGTTCGGTCGGCTCCAGAAGTCGGTGCTCGGCGTCGATGAGGAGAGCAAGGCAGCACAGAAGGCGCTCGCTGAGATCGGCGTCACGTCGCAAGAGCTTGCGGACCTTGACCCGCAAGAGCAGTACCTCAAGATCGGGCAGGCACTCGCTGGGATCGAAGACCCGGCGAAGAGGACTGCAACCGCCATCGCTTTGTTTGGCAAGACCGGCACCGACCTCATTCCGTTCTTCAACAACATCGCCGGTGCGTCTGCGGACATGGAGCGATTCAACGCCACGCTGTCGGCGGTAGATCGAACTCGCATCGACGGGCTTGGCACAGCGTTCGACGGAGTTGCCGTAGCGCTGCGTGGGTTCGGGCAGGAACTGCTCACGCCCTTCATCGGCATCACGCAGTCCATCAGCGAGGGACTGTCGCCTGCGCTGACGACGCTCGGGCGTCTTCTTGGTTCTGTGCTCGATGCGATTTCGCCATTCACAAGTGCTCTCGGGCTCGTCGCAAATGTTGCTCTTCAGGCTGCGTCTACCGTCGGGAGGCTCGTTGGCGTCGCGCTAGAACCTCTTGCCACGGTTGGCCGCGCGCTATCGTCTGCATTCGATGTCTTGAGCCAGACGTTCTCGCGGTCATTCGACGCAGTCAATTCTGTCATCGGCTCGGTTGGTCGGTTCCTTCAGTTCGAGGGGTCGATTGCGGCCGTTTCGAGGGCGTTATCTGCCGTAGCGTCCACGGTCGCTGAGACGCTCTCGCCCATATTCGAGCGGCTGTCCGAAATCGGCCAGCGAGTCGGTGCAATCCTGTCGGCGGCGTTCGAGCAACTCGGGTCATTCTTCGCTTCGTTCGCGAGCTCGACCGTCACGCGCATCGGCGAAGTCATCTCGACGCTCCTAGAGGTGACGGGCATTTCCGACACGGTGGCCGCTGTCGCCGAACGCATCGGTGAAGTGTTCGGGTCTGCGTACGACATCGTCAGTGGCGTCGTCTCGACGATCGGCGGGCTGATCGAGCGAGTATTGAAGTTCGCCGAGGATTGGCTCGGCATCACGGCGACGATCGCGGAACCTGTGCAAGCGACGATCGAGGTAGACGCTGGCGACACGATCGCGGATCTGATTGCCGAGAACAAGGAACTCGGCAAGGTCATCGACGGCATCACGAAGAGCGTCAGCGACGCGATCAACGAGTCGGCCCAGTTTGGACAGGCTGGCTTCGACGCAGCGCTGCAATACCAGCAGAGCATCGACGACCTCAAGGAGAAGTTGTCCGCCGGTCTCTTCAATGAGGAGACGTTCCGCATTGAAGCAGAGAAAGCCAAGGTTGCATTCGACGCCGAACTCAAGCGAATCGAAGAAGACGCCAGCCTGGAAGTCCAGATCACCGAGAATGCAACGAAGACCCTTGCGGGAATTGACGAGGCGATATCTAAGGCGATCGAGAAGGCGACTGAGTTTGGCGAGGAAGGGTTCAGCGCCGCACTGTCGATCCAAAACGCACTGACTCCGCTGAAGGAGCAGTTCGACCGTGGGATCATCAACGAAGAGAGCGTTCGGCAGGGAGTCGCCAAGGCAAACGCCGAATACGAAAAGCAGCTTGAGGCGATAAAGAAAACCCGCGACGAGCAGGCGAAGGCGGTCGAGGACGACAAGAAGCGAATCGACTCGCTGCTTGGCGTTACGAATGCCGCCGGAAAGGTCGCTGCTGATCTTGCTACGGTCGAGCGGGAAATCTCTCGCGTACAGCAGCAGATTTCTGAGACCGGCGTCGGGAAAGACGGCGCTGCAGAGGCTCGCCTGCGAGAACTGCAAACCCTCCAAACGCAACTCGACGCACAACTAGAAGCCGCAGCACAGGGATTCGACGAAGGATTCGCGGACGCGTTTGCAAAGACAGGCGAGAAGTTCAATGAGCTTGCCGCCAAGGCAGGCGAGTTCGGACAGGCGGGCGCTGACGCAGCGCGGCGGCTCTCGGAAGGCATTCAGGCGGCGCAAGACCAGGCTCGTGATGGAATCCTCAACGCCGCCGCGTACGAGCAACAGGTCGAGCAGCAGAAGCGTCTCTTCGAGAACGAGCTTGAGAACATCAAGAAGACCGCCGATGAGCGGAAGAAGATCAATGAGTTCGTTGACAAGCAGCTCATTGCATTTCGCTTCGGCGGCGACAACGAACGAGCAGAGGCGGCGATTCGGGCGGTCGAGATCGAGAAGGAGATCATCCGTGTCCAAGAGCAGGTGAGGATTGCTCGCGCCAACGGCGATCGCGAAGCGCTCAACGCGGGTGTGCAACGAATCGGTCAACTCGACCAAGTGCTCGCAAACGAGCAGGCAATCGCAAACGGCCGCAAAGAGCTTGAAAAGCAGCTAGGGGAGCAGCGAGACAAATACCTCAAGCAACTCGAACAGCAGCAGCAACAAGCCCAGCAGGCCCAGCAAAAGTATTTGGAAGAGCAGGCAAAGGCTGTCGAAGCAGAGAACCAGCGGCAGGTCGCCCGCATCCGCGAGCTCAACACGCTCGGCTCGGGTGTGATCCAAGGCAACGACATCCGCACCGCCGAAGGTGCGGCGCTCTTCCTCAACCTCGCCGCCAACCAGCAAGACCCGGCGCTCATCGAGGCTCGTCTCCAGACGCGGCGGCTGACAGAACTGCGTGACACGCTCGTGGCAATCTCGGCACAGTTCGCCGGGCCCGTTGTCCAGATCGGTGGAGGAGTCGGCTGATGGGCGTCGCACATCATCGCGAGCTACCGCGCTCGAACAAGTTCCGCCTCGGCGAGGCCCGCGACCTCACGCGGCAGTTCGTCGTCACGCACGACGCGTCCGGGCAGGCGACGACGGCGAACCAAGTCGCGACGGCGCTGTCTCTGGAGATCGGCGTCGCGCACCCCGAATACGCCGACGTGCGGTGCGTCGAGATCGAGTACGAGGAGAACTACGAGGGCTCGCAGTACCACTCGCTCGTCACGGCGAAGTACGGCTTCCCGAGCGGCGGGCTCGACCAACTCGCGGCACCGACGAGCCGCCCGGCGCTGTGGACGTTCACGACGCAGGGCGCGACGGTCCCGGCACTCTTCTACTACCACGGCAGCGGCAACGGCGATCAGCGCCCGCTCACCAACTCGGCGTACGACTACTTCGAGGGGCTCACAACCGACGAGGCTCAGTGCAAGGTCGTGATCTCCGAGAACCGTGCCACGTTCCCATCGGCGCTGGCGATCGCGATCACGAACACGATCAACTCTTCCTCGTGGATCGGCGGTGCGACGCACTGCTGGAAGTGTCAGGGCATCTCGGGCGAACTCAAATTTGAAGAATACGGCGGCACGCTGCATCGCTTCTGGGCTGTGAAGGTCGAGCTCCTGTTTCGTCAGACAGGCTGGCCGCTGCAACTGCCCGACGTGGGATTCAATTTTCTCGCTGGCGGGCAGAAGCGACGCGCAATGGTGTTCGA